TATAAGGCATGAATGTTCCTTTAGTGTTGTACGCGGGGGTAGTTCATAGTGATGTTGAAATAGTAATTAGGCGAACGTGTAATTTTGTTCAACCTAAAATCAAGTTCCTTTAGCGCTTGAATTAACGACTCGTTGCTAATATACACGCCCATATCTCTTTCTGCTATGTGCTTTAGCATGTAGCTTGTCAACTTTCTGTTGATAGTTGCGCGCTTTGAAATAACCCCTCTTGCTACCCACGCTTTAACGGCTTCAATTTCTTTCGGTTCCATTTTTTACTCCTAGTGTTGGGGGTGATGACTACAGGTTTTGACAGGGCACCAAGGGCAGAGCGGCGAAGCGCTCGGGTTCCACACCCCTGTTTCATGCGCTTGCTCTATGCGGGCAACACGCTGGCGGTAATTCCACCATTCTTTGTCGGCTTGGTCAACCGTCACAGTGATCTTTACCAGATCGTTCTTGACCACAAACAGCAGGGCTGCGTTGACCTTGCGGATGTGGGGGAAGTGGGCGAACACCATGAGTGCCATGAGCTTGAGCTGCTCGCGGTCAGGGTACTTGTTGTTGCCCGTCTTATAGTCCACGACCCGCGCTGTCAAGTTGTCGTCGTCTATGATGAGTAGGTCAGCAATACCGCGCACCCACACCTCTGGCCCCACCCAACCGCACGGCTGCAAGTCAGCGGTCAGCGCCATCTTGTGCTCGACCAGCTTACGCCCGGGCAATGAGGCCAGCTTGTCCAGCGCGTCTTTAATAAATTCAAACTGCTCAGGTAGCGGCTTGTCATCGCGGATGTACTCTTCTGCTGCAAGGTGTAACTCCGTGCCATACATGGTGGCCTGCGTCTCGGTGAACTTATAGTTCTTGAGAACACGAACCTCGTAATACTTCTTGGCACAGGACTCATAGTCCTTGAGCGCCGAATGACTCCACACTACCTTTGCCATTAGAACCTCGCTGAGTCTATGGCCTGTGACAGCCGGGATGCAAAACCAATTACGAACGCTTCGTCGCGGTTCAGATTGTCACGACCCATGTCATACAGGATTGCATGCACAGTCTCATGCCAAAACGAATCACGCACATCAGCATCAGCAATCTTACGACCGGGCGAACGATGCGATGCAATCTGAATAAGGCGCTCGTTGTAATGCACACGCCCCATGCAGTTCTTGTCGATCAACGCCTCGACTACCTCGACCGAGTACATCTTCCTACCCACACGCATACGCCGTGGGATTGGTGTCATTTCTGTTGTTGCCATTGTTTCTCCTATCCTTTTGCTAACCCATAACGACGGTGCGCGCCACCGTCAGCGTTCAACGGAATCCCCGGCATGTACCGCGGCTCCATAGTCATTTGCGCCAAGACCCAAGTCTTAGCGTCATCCACTTGCGCATCGGGCACAACGGCAATAAGCTCGTCATGCACTGTGCCTTTGATGGGATATCTCTTTGCTACGCGGAGCATCCCATCGGTCATCACTATCCGGGCTACGCCCTGAACAATGTTGTTAGTTATTTTACCAGCATACAGCTTGGTCGCATCGGGGCCATAGACCCACTGCACCCGACCCTTGTCGTCCTTGACCTGCCTCAGATCAGGATACAAAAGCTTCATGCCGTTGGGCAGCTCGATCTCGCCCTTCCTGAACACAACGCATTTATACCGGAATTCCCGACCCTGCGCAAGAGAGGAAGCGATAAGGCCGCTGCACATCTCCCAGAACGAGGCAACCGGATGTGCGGTGCTGCGGTAAATGTCGATGATCTTCTTGGCCGCCACGCAGTGGATGAGCAGCTCTGCGTCGGCGCAGGTGTGGGGAATCTCCGCCATCTTCTTGAGGTTGTCCTCCCAGTCGATGAACCTGTTCACGTACGCCGAGTCCACCCCCAGCTTGCGGGCGAAGTCCTTGTTGTAGCGCACAGGCGGTGCGCCTAGGAAGCCCACCATAAGCTGCGAAGCAAACGATGCCCAGCCTAGCCCATAGCCGCAGCCCAGCAAAGCAGACTTTGCCGACTGACGCAGGTCAGGGTGGCTGTCCTTTGTCATGCCGGGGATGTTAAACATCTGCGCACCGAACGCAGCGTAGGGGTCAGCGCCTGACCTGAAGATGTCCAGCATGTCATCGTAGTCAGCCAGCCACGCCAGCACACGCGGCTCGATCTGCGACAAGTCACCCACCACCAACTGGTGGCCCTCGGGGGCCATGATCGCTTTGCGCAGGAACGACCCGCGCTTAAGGTTCTGCATGTTGATAGCGCTGCCCTTGCTGGCCGTCCACCGCCCTGAGAGGGCTCCATAATAACTAAGCGGAACAGGCAGCGGGCCGCGCCCTGCAATCTCCAAGAAGCGCTGCGCCCGTGTGCGCTCAGTCGTTGACTTGACCTTGAGCCTAGCCTCGCATAGCGCAGCCACGTCCTCGTTGTCGCCGTTGAGCATGGCTTGGAACATGGCATCGGTTTTGGCAAAGGCAAAGTTAACGCCCACCGGCTTGGGTGTCTTGACCGTCGGCTTTTTCTTCTTGGTCGGCGGCTCCACATGGAGGGTGCGCAGCAACTCAGCAAACTGTCCGTTGCTGGCCAGCATAGCGTCCGTCACGTTGAGGCGTTTGAGCAGGGCTTCGCGCTTCTCCTTCTCGCCCTCTAGCGCATTGACCAGCATGAGCTTGTCAAGCTGCAAGACCGGCTCGGTGTACATCCTCAGCGTCATGTCGATGAGGCGTAGTTCCGAAGTAGGATAGCCCGCAACGAGGCGCTTGAAGATTTCTTCACACAGATATACATCATGCGCGCAATAGTCGGCGAGTTCTTTCTCAACTTCCCAAGAAATTGATTTTTGGCCGTCAGTGGAGTGAACAGCAGTACCCTTTGGGGGGAGGGAATAATCGGAGGCCAGTTTGGCGAGAGAGTTGCCAACCACAGATCCTCGAAGAGCCCGCCCCATTGACAGCGTGTCGAAGATGAAGGCTGGGGTAACTCCGTACTTCCACGAGAGTATGGATACATCGAATTGGGCGTTATGTGCAAGCACGGCGGTTCGTCCCCAGTCGATTCCAGATAGGAATTCAGGTAGGTCGTCTCCTCGAACCCATTGAGTAGGTTGTTCACTTCCAAATTCATGGAAGCAGCATCCAAACGCTCGAAAAGATTTGTCACGTATGTACTCCTCGGTTGTCATCTTGGACAGCGTGTAGGTCTTGCTGTTCCAGTATGTTTCAAAGTCCGCAGTCAAGATGCGGTCGTAGGGAGCGCTCAATTAAACATCTCCTTGGCTGGTGCGCCGTACATAATGTCGCGCTGCATCTTGATAGCCATTGCCCCAATAAGTTCAGCAGCAATGACCTCATCAACGTTGATGCTGGACAGCATCACGCCATCGTCCAACAACTCAAGCAAGATCATCCCGTGGTCTTTGTCGGCGTAGGCTTTTGCTATTGACTCGAACATACGCAGCATGGCCTCGACCCGCATCTCGTTCATGTTCTCAATGCAGCCCTCGATCACATCGCTGATGCGGTGGAATTCTTTCTTATCCATAGTATCTTCTCCTCTAGTTCGTTTATGTTTGTCTCGCGGATGACCAACGCGTGGCCACCTGCTGCTTGGATTGCTGCAATCTGTCTGTCTTGCAGCGGTGTGGTCTTGCCCTTGCCTGCCTTGGCCTCCACCGCTAGGAAGACGCCATCGACACAGCACAGGAAGTCAGGCACGCCCGCCGCACCGAAGCCAGCCCCGAGGGGCATGGCGTAGTAGACCTTGTAGTGTGCCAGCACAGCCTTAATTGTTTTCTTGACAAGACCCTCGGGTGTCATTTGCTGTTCTCCAGCATCGCCCTACGCGCCGCCTCCAGCGCGGCCTTGGCGTCCAGCTTTAAGTGCTCGATCTCTTCTTGCTGCTCCTGCATACGGATGTACGCCTCAGTGCAGAAGTCCGCTAGGTTCTTGTTACTCCAAGCGGCGAAGTTGGGTAGGTCTTTCTGTTTCATTCCGGCTCCTTTCTCTTGCGTGTGGGTTTGATTGCGGCCAGCCCGCTTTCACCCTCGGCCTGCCGCGCTGCTATGAAGGCGTTGGCAATATTGAGTGCTTGCTCGTGCGGATGGTTGTCGTACTTGTTCCTGACTAGCAGCGCAGCCATAGCAAACATAGCCGCCAAGTCCCGTAGGTTCTGTTCATGCTCGGTCATCGTGTACTCCAAAAGGCATCGGGCAATTCTCTGGAGGCACTATAGCGCAGTAAACTGCCCGCCATTTGCCCGGGCCTTTGTCTACCTTTGGCTCCCAGCGGTCGATGTAAACGTCAGGCATAACAGTCAGGCTATTTTTTGTATTGGTGTGGTTAAGGTTAAGCTGCCGTGTTATTTCCAACACTGTAAGGCCATCAGGGTATTCCCTTAGCATCTCCCTTATTCGTTTTTGTGCGGGTGCAAATGACATCTATCTTCTCCTTTGTATTTTGACTGGGCCTTTTACTATGTTCCAGTCCGTTGATTGCGTGCGGTTTGATACTTCCAAGGTGCTCATACCCATGCGCTTGCGGTTTCTGTGCAGCATACCTCTCTCGTTATTTAACTCCCTGTCGGGAACTGTTTCTTTGGACTTTGATGTGTCGTACTTGGAGTCCTTGAGTTTGCGCAGCAGCAGCACATCCTTCTCAGGAGGCTGGTTCCACAAACGCTCACTTATCTTGGACAGATGCTCGGCTACAAATACCCGCACACCAACATTCCAAGGAAATTTGAGGGGCGGCACACGTATCAAAGGTGGGTCACATTCGTCTGCTCGTTTGCCTGTGACTGATTTGAACAGCACGAAAGTACCCGTCAAAGTGTCGGCCTTACGCCAAGTCTTAATAAGACAGGCGTCCCAATACTCTTGGTCGGTGCTCATTACCAGCCCCCTCGCTCAAGCCGGAACATATTGCGCCACCGCGCTTTGAGGATTTCCCAAATGCTTTGGTTGCGTAAACGCTCCAATAGCTCAGCCCGCTCCAGTAGCAGTTCAGTGTTGTGCATGGACAGTAGCGCCCATGCTTTCTCAATGTCTTCTTGTTTCATGTGTTCTTCTCCTTGAGTTTGGCTTCAAAGTTTTTCCACGTTTGTGTTGCGGTTGTTGTACAGCATTCAACGGCTTCTTCGGCAGTCAACCCAACCCAAGGGCGCTCAGGCCACTGCGCTACCACATCAGCACGCACCAGCATGGCAAACTTATACGTCTCGGGCGTCATCTGCTTGATGCCAGCCTCCGCGCCAAGTCTGTCCAGCTTTGGTATTAGTCGTTCACCCATTTGCTTTCTCCTTTGTTTTTTCAAGTTCCTGTCTTTGTTCGTAGCAAACCATACCCATGTGATCTTCGGGGTGGAATAGCAAGTCGTTGTTCTTGTGGCACTGCCCAAGTAATTGTCCATCCTTTCTTTTGTCGTGCTGCGTGCGTACTAAGTGTTTACATGTATTGCAGTTGGCTTCATGTTCGTCAAACAAACGCTTGGACTGCTTATATGCAGGGGTTGCACTTGGGTGACATACATACGTTCCACTAACCTGTGGCACACACGGCCCCAAAAAAATAGCTTCATCCCACTTCACTGGTAGCTGTGTGTACTGGCAGGTATAAAACCCTTGAGCGTCAGGCTTGTTTAATATTGGTTTGCCGCTTTTAGGGTGTCGTTCCATTGTTCTTCTCCTATGTGTTCTTCTCCTTATATTTTTTCTCCAGAATTGTTAAGTGTTCAGGTTCATACCAGCTACTGATTTTTGGCTCCTGCTTGAATACCCGTAGCTCTACGCTTACAGGTGGGTATCTGTCGTCCAGCGCAGGTAAACGGTGCGCTACTCGCGTGACAACAGCAAACAAGTCTTTAGGTAATGGCCCGTATGACTCGTGGATGTAAACAAGATCGCCAACTTCAACCATTGTTCTTCTCCTTGAATTTGGTTATGATTTCGTTGGCAAGCTGAATTAATGTGGGTCGTTTGAAGGGCTCCCTATTCCAATATAGTGTATTAATATCCTCATCAGTCAGGTCTACCCAAGGGCGCTGCGCTGCTTTGATTTCTGCCAATGCGTCTGCTACGCCTTTGTCATAGCTTTCCATGAGCAGCTTGGTTAACTCTGTTTGATATACCTGCGTATCGTCATCTTCCAGCTTGCCCTGCGCCGCTGCCTTTTTGCTTTGATAGCCTGTCATGTGTTGCTCCTTGCTCTGATTAAATCAGCCGCTTGGTACGGCTCTGCGATTTCTGCAATCTTGGCGCACTCCTCACGCTCATGCGCTGCTACCAATGCGGCAAAAGCTTTAAGTTCCTTGTCCCAGTAGCCATCTGTAATCCAAACACCTTTGTCATCAGCGTCTGAAAACCCCGCTTGCTTTGCTAGTTCAATG